GCTTCCGACATTGAAAATGGTTGGTTTGGTCATGAAGAAATTCAAAAGGCTAAACCAGCAAAATCACTTTCAGTTGGTTATCTCATGCACAAAGATGCTGAGTGCATCAAGTTAGTGTCACTCATTAATGACACACATGCTGGAAATGGAATTATGATTCCTGCGGGCATGGTAAAGAAGATTAATTACTTACACCGCTAAACGTAGTATCATTGGGGTATCCCCTTCTATCAGGAGCATTCATGGCTACAAAGAACCAGCAAGTCGCAGACCAGACTCTCAAGGGAGCAGTCGTTGGCGCTCTCTCTTATTTCCTTGCTAAGGCAAACATTGACCCAGGCGCACAAGCCGCAATCATGCCACTTGTTATCACTGGTCTTGCATATGCAAGCACACTTGTTGGTGACAAGGGAACGGCTAACTTCCTTACTAAGGCATCTGTAGAACTTCCTAAAATTGTTGAAGAAGTTACTGCTGAAGTAGCAAAGAAAAAAGCACCTGCTAAAAAAGCACCTGCTAAAAAAACTACTGCTCCAAAAGCCTGAAGTAAATAACTACCAGTACTTGGTGGTAAGGTGTATGCAACATGGCAGTTGATTTTTGGTCCCCATCCTACAGAGCGTCTTCTAGCGACCTCACCGTTGCGATTTCTCCACTTGGTTTGGTGGAACTTGCAGACGAAGAGTTTGAAGTACATGGTCCACGCCTAAACCGCTACGCATCTGCATGGGCTTGGTACCTTGGTCACCACTGGTCTTACCGCCGTGAAATGGGTGAATCACAGTTCTACATGAACTATGTCCGTACGATGTCGGACTACATCACTAACTTTTGTTTTGGTAAAGGAATTCAATTCCGTTGTCCAGAGCAAAATGCCGCTATTATCCCCAGCCTTTTGCATGAAGTGTGGGATATGCATAACAACAAGCATTACGTTTTGTGGGAACTAGGACAACTTGCGTCGGTTACAGGAGATGCTTTTGTTAAAATTGCTTATGAAGAGCCATTTGTAGACTCTGTGGGTATCCCACATCCTGGTCGTATTCGTGTTGTTCCACTGAACCCAGCGCATTGCTTTCCTGAGTATCACCCCCATGACCGTGACCGTCTTCTTCGCTTCAAGTTAAAGTACCGTTTTTGGGGTACATCTCCTGAAGGTACTCGTCAGGTTTACACTTTTACAGAAATCCTTTCTGATGACCTTGTACAGCAATTCATCAACGATGAATTAGTGGATGAGTATCCAAATGCACTTGGAACAATCCCAATCGTTCACATTCCTAATGTGACCATTTCGTCGTCGCCTTGGGGTCAATCAGACATTTGGGACATCATCCCACTTAATCGTGAACTTAACGAAAAGATGGTTGAAGTTTCTGACATCATCAACTACCACGCCGCCCCCGTAACAATCATTACTGGTGCTAAGGCTTCCCAGTTGGAGCGTGGACCCAAGAAGGTTTGGGCGGGTCTTCCTAAAGATGCCAGCGTATTTAACCTTGAATCACGTGGCGAGATGTCTGGTGCACTGGAATACATCCAAGTAATTAAGCGCACTATGCATGAGATTACTGGTGTGCCTGAAACGGCACTTGGTCAAATGCAACCAATTTCTAATACCTCTGGCGTTGCTTTGGCTATCCAGTATCAGCCAATGATGAACCGCTTTAACATGAAGAAGATTCACTTCACTAAGGGTCTTGAGCGGATTAATGAAATCATTATCCGTACTGCGGCTGTATTTGAACCACAGATGTTGTTGTTTGATGGTTCTAAATCAGCAATGCCTGAGCCAGACCAACTAACACAGTTGGACCCACTTGACCCTCTGACTTATCACACTACTGTGCACTGGCCTGAGCCACTGCCAGTTGACGTTCTCATTAAACTCAACGAAGTCCAAGCCAAGATGCAACTTGGGCTGGAGTCTAAGCGTGGCGCTCTTCGCATTCTTGGCGAAGAATTCCCCAACGAAAAGATGGCAGAAATCTTTGAAGAACTGCAAGATGACGCCCTTGACCAAGGTGCTTTAGACATGATGCGAGCACAAATTCAACAAGCCATTATGATGGCAACTGGCATGGTTTCTGGTGAATCAGGTGTTGAGCCAGCCTCTGCTGGAGGTGCTAATGTATCTACAACAGGTGCGGAAGCATCTGCCCCCCTCCCTGGGGTCGGTGCCGCTATCGGCATTGAAGGGGAACTCGTAAATAAAATTGTAAGTAAGGCTTACGGTGCAAGGTTCGCCCAGCGTCGTAATCCTGACGAAGATAACTAAACGTTTCACAACATAAGTTCCAATTAGCCAAACAAACAAGGTAGGTAACCACTATGGCAAAGAACCCTAATATCCCCGAAGGGGACATCATTACAGTCCCAGTTGACTCCCCCCAAGTGGAGCAATTTGTAGAGGATGCAATGAAAAAAAGCAATTCCAAACTCTTTTCTGAGGATGAAGTAGAAGGCATCCGTAAGCAGGAAAAAGACAAGATGTACAAGCGTCTTGAAGAAGCCGATACACGAGTAAAGGCAATGGAAGAGCAACTTGGTATTATCACGACTGAACGTGAAAAAGCCATGGAAGAAGCAGAGAAACGTGCCGCTAAAGAATCAGAACTTATCCGTGAGCGTGAAACTTCTGAACTAAGTGCAAAAGAACTCCTTCTAAAGCGTGAAGACGAATTCAACGTAAAGTTGTCTCAGATTGAGCAAGATTACAAAAAGCGTTTTGACGAGATTGAACACCAGCGTTCTCAGCAAGAAGCACTGCTTGAAAAAGAACGTGAAATGCAGGCTTTGCAGTCATATCGCAGTCGTCGTTTGAACGAAGAGCAAGAAGCAATCATTCCAGAACTTATTGACCTCATTGCTGGAAACAGTCAAGAGGAAATAGAAAACTCAATCGCTGTGCTTCGTACACGAAGTAGTGCTATTATTGAGTCAATCCAACAAGCAACTCAGCAACAGCAGGGTCGCTTGAGGGGAGTGCCTCCAACGGCACCTCCCGTTGGGCCAATGGAGAATCAAACGGAATACCAAACGCTTACAGCCGAAGATATTCGGAATATGCCAATGGAACAGTATGCAAAGATGCGTGAACGGCTCATGAATGCCACCCCCTCTCGTAGGGGTCGGTACTAACTTATAACAAATATTATCCTAGGAGGATAAACAATGGCCCTTCCAGCCCCACTTGGTGGAGCAATTACAGGAGCAGGTCTTGGTGCAATTACCACCACAGGCTACTCAAGTGATTCAACACTTTCCCCAGCAATCCAGACAATTTGGTCCAAAGAAATCTTGTTCCAAGCAATGCCAGTACTTCGTTTTGAGCAGTTTGCAGTTAAGAAGACAGAACTTGGTGTTATGCCAGGTCTCACAATTAACTTCATGCGCTACAACAACCTTTCGGTTAACGAGCAAACAGGCGCACAGTTGGTTGAAGGCGTTCGCATGGAGCCAGTGGCTCTCTCTGCTAGCCAGATTCAAATCACTGTTAAAGAACAAGGTCAAGCAACTGCTGTAACCGAATTGCTTCTTAACGCATCATTTGATGACGTTATGGCTTCGGCTTCACGTCTCCTTGGTCGTCACATGGCTCAGTCAATGGACGCCCAGGCACGTAACACGCTTTACTCTGCTGGTATCCCATTTGGTGGCGGTTCCGCTGTTGCTCCAAACGTTGTGTTTGGTCGTACAGCCGCTACTACCCGTGGTGCTATCTCGCCTTATGATGCAGGTACTCTTGGTGCTTCTGCTTCTCCTGGCTACATGTCACCTGCTTCCATCAAGGACGCAGTTGAAGTACTTGCTGGACAGAACATTCCTCGCCTTGGTGATACTTACGTATGTTTCGTTCACCCTTCACAGAGCCGTTCAATCCGTGACTGGCCTGAATTCATTGAAGTAACAAAGTATGCCGCTCCAGGTAACTTCATGCTTGGTGAAATTGGTCGTCTCTATGACGTAGTATTCATTGAAACCACACAGGTCTTGAAGACTTCATCGCTTGGTTCAGGCGTTGTTGACATCAACACAGCATCTGCTGGCGCTCAAGAGCCTTCGGCTGACTCATACTCAGCCATCATGATTGGTGACAACGCCTTCGGACAAGCCATTGCATTGCCAGTGGAACTCCGTGACGGTGGCGTCATTGACTTTGGTCGTGAGCATGGACTTGCTTGGTACGCAATCTGGGGCTTCGGTGTCATCACCGCAGAATCCCGTGTACTTATCAACACCCTCGGTGGCGCAATCTCCTGATAAAGGAGTGAGCAATTGGTGGGGGACGCAAGTCCCCCACTTTCACCAAAACCCCAACTACAAAAAGGACCCCACGTGTCAACTACTCGTAAGACAAATGTATTTGCAGAACCTATCTCTGATGAAGAAGAAGTTATTGCAACTCCTGCACCGTCAACAAACCCTGACCTCAAGCGTTCACGCATCAAAGGTACATGGGCTATGTACTGGGCTGGCAAGACTTATAATTTTGAGGATGGCAAAACATATACCATCCCCGTTGGTCTTTTTGAACACTTAAAGGCACACGGAAACATCTACGACACTCTCTGAGGTAACTAATGGGTTTCCAAATCCCGAACGCTCCACTTGCTTCTGTAATTGACCAGTCTGAGCCTGATAGTGGAGACTTCCAAGCCCTCGGTGACCGTAAGACTGGTGTTATTTCTGGTTGCTTAGTTGCCGCCAACTCAACCCCTGACCAAACTGTTACTGTCGCTAATGGTGAAGTAATTTCTAATGGAGTATTTCGTACTCTCGTTGCAGGTAGTGGTACCACAACTTCTTTGTCATTAGGTCAAGGAACCGCAGGCGCCGCTCGTTTTGATATTGTTGTAATTAACTCAACAGGAACTTTAACTGCTCGTACAGGTACTGCTGGGTCTAACCCAACCTTTCCAACTCTAGAAGATGGTGATGTCTTTCTAGCCGCTGTTTATCGTGCCTCTGGTACTTCTGACATTATCTCAAGTACTCGTATTATTGATAAAAGAGTTATTACTCCAAGTAGCATGGTGCGTTCAGGAGCACTTACTGCTCCAAACCCACCTTCAAGCACTTTGGGCAATGTTGGTGACATCTTTGTTAACACATCAGTGTCTTCTTCTACTGGTCAATCTCAGGTATACCTTAAAACTACTTCTTCTCTATGGGAAAACCTTGCTGAGTATTACCCAATTGCTACTGCAAACACTGTTAACACCCTTGTTCAACGTGACGGTAGTGGTAACTTCTCTGCTGGAACTATTACAGCAAACCTTACTGGTACAGCCACGGCTGCTCCATGGACAGGTATTACAGGCAGACCAACTGTTGGAAACGTTACTGTAGGAACTTCTGCAACACCAAGCGGTGGCGCTGCTGGTGACATTTACATCCAGGTAGCGTAATGCCTAGCAGTAATAGCCATACACCTAAAGGGTGGGCTACTGGCGCTGGTGGGTTTACTTCTTGGGTAAACGTTAAGGTTTATCAAAGCGGTTGGCAAAACGCTAAAAAAGTGTTTCGTTGTATTTCTCCAGGTGTTTGGACAGAGGTTTGGAGCAACCGACCAGTAGTCACTACTGCCGCAGGTACATCATCTGCATTTGACAGAATTACTGCCAACGGTGCAGTTAACCCTAACAACTTTTCTGCTACCCCTCGTTTTTACTACAAAAAGAATGCAGATGGTGCGTACACCGCAGGCACAGAACTTACTGCTCTTACGGGTGCTACATCCCAAGATGTAACATCTACTATTACTGGATTAGTGGAAAACACTACATACAATTATTACTTATCAGCAACAAACTCCGCAGGTACTAGTGATATCCCAACGGTTAGAAACGTTACAACGCCTTTAGATTGTCGTACTGTTGCCAATGGTGGCACAGGATGGGGTTCGTCTTCTTCAAGTGTTGGTGCACTTTGTGGAACATGTGGAAGTAAGACAGTTACTACAACAACTTACACAAAAAGTGGATGCGAACCCACCTCTCCATATAACGTAGTTTCTGAGACTACTTGTACAGAAGATGCGTGTGGGTGTAAAACGGCTGGTACTAATGGCTGGACCAACAAAGCACAAGAAACACGAGTAGTCCACTGTGGTAGTTACTGCAATGGTCAAAACCAATACCGCCAAGTTATAGAAAAAGCAGGATGTACGGACCATGTTGCTACCGATTGGACCAACACAGGTGAATGTACTGACCGAGTAACTTCACAAAATGCCAATAATTTACCAAATGGGTGGGTAATGTGGATGGAAAGATACGGATACGGACAAGCAGATAACAGAAAAGTAGTTGTTTACCCAAGCAGTAGGCAACCTTTTAGCCCGTATAACTATGTTTTTGGAGATGACACGTACTGTTACAGTTGTTTTCTTCCTTATGGAGGTTGTAACTATGGGGTTACATATAGTGTGGTTTTGTGTCCAATAACATCTGCTTACTATTGGGTAGATTCAAGTTGTACGGCAGATTTGTAATAACTAAAAGTAATAAAAACTTAAAGGATTATTAAATGGATTATATTGTTGTTGTTGTTGAAGGTGATGTTGCTTTTAGCATCCCTATTCCAAAAGAAGGAAACATGCGTGAACTAATGGTTTCTGCATACTTTTCAAACCCTACGTTTGTTTTACATGATAAAGATTTAGTGTATGGGTCTGAGTGGGACGGAAAAGAATTTACAACAGTCGTAGAAAGACCCGTATACACGGGACCCATTGGCAGTGTTGGTGACACTTGGGACGGGGAAAAATTTATACCTAAGGGGAAACAATGAGTTTGTGGCAAGAGTGGAAGGCTAAAAACCTTGCACAGCAAGAACAAGGCAACGTCTCTCCTTTAGATTTTCTGAACCCTGAAACTGAATATGTAGATGTTGAAACAGCAGATAATCGTTTATCTATATGTGAATCCTGCCCCGAGTTGATGACTACCAAACAGTGCTCTCTGTGCTATTGCTTCATGCCTGCTAAAGTTAAATTGTTACATTCTGCGTGTCCAAAGGAGTTATGGTGACTGATTTAGTACGCCCCATATCTACACCTTCTGGCTCTGTGACGGACATTACACGTATTCGTGGGGTAATGACACACCGTTATCGTGAATCTCAACCACAGGTAAATCAACCTACTCAAGACACCATTCCAGGCGAAAGTTCAGGAGAGCAGTAAAATAGAGTATGGCTACTTTAACCCCACTTGAACACACAATGCAGTTGGCACGTACATACCTTCGTGACTTCCCTAAATTCTTCCAAGTATCTTTTGATGCTGTTGGTCGTACTTACGAGTTAGGACAAACTAATGTTGACAGTAGTACTTTGTGGATTGCTAGCACTACTGGTGCCAGCGCAACTGAACTAACCACTAGTCAGTACAGCATTGATAACCGTAACGGTATATTACGGCTAGCGGCAACTCCAGCAGCCAATACTAAGATTATGATTGAAGGGTACTACTATGAGTGGATTCTTCCTGAAGACCTTCAGTTTTACTCAGAACGCTCTATCAACTTCCACACCCCTACTATCAGTGTTCCACTAGAGCAGGCTAACGCCGCTGTGTTGGACGTAGTGGGTCTAGGAGCGCTTGTGGAGGCTCTACAGGCTCTTATGACAGAATACGCCCGTGACATTGACATCATGACCTCAGAGTCCGTACACATCCCTGCAAGTGCTCGTTTCCGTATGCTCCAAAGCCTCTGTCAGCAATGGGAAGTTGAATATCGTAAGCATGCCAATAACCTCAACATTGGTCCTGAGCGTATTGAGCAGTTCAGCCTCCGCCGTGTGTCTCGTACTACTAACCGCTACGTTCCTTTGTTTAAAGCCAAGGAACTGGGTGACTATGGTCCGATTGAGCGCATCTTTGCTGATGATAGTGAAGGACACATTTTGCTTACTGCTAAAGATGAGCCATTGCGTGAGGATGTCTTTATTGACATGGAACCTCCATACGGATACGTGTCTAATACCTTTATCTAATGGATGTACGTAGAGAACTAGCCCATATTCGGAAGCACTACCGTACTTACCACCGTGAGGTTGGTGAGACGATAACGTGGTTTGAATACCAACCATTTGCCGCATCTGCTAGTGCAGGCTCTACATACGATGATGTCTACGATGAGGGCGGATACGGTGTATCTGGTCGTAAGTATAAGACTGGTGTAGTAGTTCCTGTCTTGA